TCTAATTCTGTTGGCATCAATATCTTCTCCAATGAATAAGACCCCAGAGTCTTTATCTACAAAAGCAAATCCTTCACTCATGATCTTCTGCGCACAATACTACTGTTTTAACTTGTTTTCTAGATGGAGGTGCTGGTTCATCTGTTCTTCTAAATTCCAAAGTTGGTTCAAGAATTGCACCTTGACCTGTTGTAGTATTTATTTGCAAGTCTGGGAAAAGATTTACTGAAGATCCTGGATTTACTACATTAATACTAATGATTCTTCCAACATCATCAACTTCTGGATATGCTTCTATATCATTATTGCACTTTGCATCAACAATTTTATCAGTATTCTTATATCCAACACCAGTAAGTTTAACTGAGATATTTTTGATACTTCCAGTAACTTCTAATCCAGAGTCAGTAGTAGGATATGTTTGGCAAGCATCACCTTCTTCATTAACTGGAGGAGATTTATATCCTTTTCCAGAATCTTGAATGATAATATCAGTCACCTTACCATCCTTGATCTTAGTGTAACCATAAGCACCACCACCCTGCTCTCCACAATTACTATCTATAGAAATAAATGGTGGTGTTGTGTATCCAGAACCAGATGACTCTACTATTGCACCAATAATTTGTCCTGCAGAACTTACAACTGCTTGTGCTGATGCTCCAGATCCACCACCTCCAAAAATTGTAATGGTTGGGAAACCACACTCTATAATACCAGCATTGCAGGAGAATTCAGAACCTGGAGGAATTGTACCATCAGTAGAAAGTCCAACAGAACCTGCCCAAGATCTAAAATTGCCTGAAACAGAAGATATTCCAGAAGAAATTGAAGATGAATAGTTGAGAATTTTTTGGAAATCTGGATTACTAGCAGGAATCCATCCCTTGTTTAATTCATAATCATAATCTTCATAACAAGTGGGAGACTCACAAGAAAGAAGAGACAATAATGTTCTAGCAAATGAAACTGCTCTAGAAACAATAGAAGATACTTGTCCTATTGATGATCCTAACAATGAAGTTATTTTATTCAATGCTCCACCAAGAGATTCGGATAATTCATTGGAAAGAGTTCCAAGTAAATTTCCTAAAAGTGCTTCAGCAGCACAGATTGGAGCACTCAAAACTTGACCTACCATTGAAGTCAAGAAATTGATTACATAGTTTAAAATTTGACTGAATATTTTTTCAAAGGCACATAAAATGCTATCAATAACAGTTTCAGTGGCAGCATGTTTTGCAATTTTTACTACTGGGGGTACTCCTGGAGTCCCAAAGAAATCAGTCAACAAATTATAAATTCTTTTTATAATTTCCTCTCTTCCCCACTTTAATATTCCTATCAACTCATCTTTTATTACTGTTGCTACATTTAATATTACATCATCAATATTTACTACTGCATTTAAAGTTGGATTAATATAAACATTGTTTACATTTTGAAGTGTATTTAAAAATTGTACAAATCCTACCAGTGCTCTTTGAATGGCATTAAATTTTCTTTTTCCTGAGGCACATTCTGCTGGAACAGAAATGATAACACTATTTGGTCCCTCTAAATTGGATACTGCTTGACCTTGGGTTATTGCTCTTTCTTCTTTTGAAGTTGATCCTATTCCAACAGGACTTTTACCTTGTGCTATTTGTCCTTTATTTCCTATCCCACCCTTTGCAGTAACTATCCTTCCATCTGTAGCAATTACATAACCACTTGTTCCTTGAGGGGGCGTGAATGGTTTAAATGATGATGTTCCTTTACTTAAAACTTCAATCCAAGTTTGATCTGGATTTTGTTGTCCAATATCACTATTTTGAAGAGCACCAACAATAACTGGTTGCTGCTCATCATCTCCATCCAAGAAAAACCCAATTACAATTTCGCCACCATTCCAATTATTAGATACTCCACTATATCCATTTCCTGCCCCAAGAGTTAGTGGTGTTAATACATGTGCCCAGGGTAAATTCTCATCCTTAATTTGATTGTCTGCAGGATGACGTCCTAATATTCTAACTCTTGCTCTAGCACCTTTAGAAGAGTCTTTAGAATTATAAACTATCTGTCCTATAAACCAATTAAATCCATCTCTTCCTAAGAATTGAGGATTAATTAAGGATTGTTCTAACATCATAGGTCAAAAATCTTACACTCAGGGCAATCTGGATTGTTGTAGCAGTACAATTCAAATGCATTTGGACACTCTTCTGCATTTGGATGATGCTCTGCATAGTTGTTAAGAGAATTTAATTCATCTTCAAGATATCTTTTTCTTTGCTTATTAATTTCTGGATTGTCCAGTTCTTTTTCTAGTTTAGTAATTTGGTCTTGTATTTTCATTTTGGTGGAACTCCATATGAATCTCTAATGAGTTTGAGTCCAGTATACCCTTGATTAGTCTCAAATAAATGAGATAATTCTTTAATTAAATAATTTCCGGACTTTAAATCATCCCTTAATCCTTTCTTTGATTCATCTAATGTTATATTACCAAAATCTAATTTGATCACATCACCAACTGTTAAGTTTAAGTTCAAGGGTACTGTTATATTTAACAGTTGACTAAATGCTAAGTTATATCTTGCAATGGATTGTGATTGATACAATGGTCTTTGATCTATCCCTTCAGTTTCATCAGAATTATCAGGTTCTCCAACTAATTGATCAATTACTTTAACCATAATTCTAGATGGACTATCTTCAAGATACTTTGGAACTTTTGGTTTCTCTGGATTTGCTGCAGAATTTTTCATAACATCAAGACTTTCTGAAAGTTTATATTCTTCCAATTTTAAGTCTCTAGTATTGGCATCATAAAAGTAATTTACACTAGAGTACATTCCAATTCTCATATTCTCTAGAACATTAACATTCTTTTCAAAAAATGGTGTGCTTACTATTTTGAAATTGGAATTTGGATCTGCAGGAGCATTTACTTTTTCATCATATCTATAAGTAGCTACGGGAGTAGAAGATCCAGTAGGAGAAAGTGTTTCAAATAAAGAATCTAAACTTCTAAAGTTATATCCTTTTGTATTCTCATAGAATAAAAATCCTGCTGTTCCACTATTAGTAGAAGACTTTCCTGGTGGAATTGATTTTGGTCCCAACCAAGTTAATACTGTAAAAGGTTTTTTAGAATTTCCAAAGAAATGATAACTATTTTTTGTTGCATCTATGTTTCTTTTCTTTGTAGTTTTTAATACTCCAGTTAATATTTGCTCCACTGACTGATCAATAGTTTGCTTTGAACCTGATGACTCTGGATATCTTCTGAAGACTCTAGTTGTTTCATTAGAAAATACTTCAAGTGGAGCTATGTCAATCACAAACATTTCCTTAGTAGATTGAGTAGTGGATCCACTTATCTTGTAAATGTAATATGGATTAGTTGTTTCATTAATATCAATAACTTGTTTAGTTTCTGTTTGCTCTATAGTCAGTATAACCTGTTCCCCTCCCTTCAATCCAGGTTTTATTTTTGAATCAGTAGAAGGAAGTGATGTTAATAATCCTTGAGTATCAACTACAACTAATCTCAGAAAAATAGCAGGTGAAAATAGGTCTTCAAAATATTGAACAGAAGCCTGTGTTTCTGTCATATTGATGACAGTTTGTTCATCATGAGATATGATTAAAAACTTTTTAATTTTATAATTAGTATATGATCCTGCCATTAGTTCAATGTGTTGAGAAGAACTTTCTTATAAAAACTATTTAACAGTTGTTCTTCAGAAGGTCCAGATATAATCACTGGTTCAGAAGAACCTTGCTGAATTAATTGCTGTTGTAATTGCTGAACAACTGGATATGGAACTATTGTTGGTTCAGAATATCCTGATTGATATGGAAGATTTGTTGCTATTGGTCTTGAAGGTGCCCTAGGAGTTGTCATCTGAGCAGAAACTGGTCTTCCTCCAATATTAAATCCCCCAGATCCAACAGATAATCCTGCAGATCTCTGTGTTTGTTGAAATATTGGAGAAATTGGAAAACTAACTCCTTGTTGAGATGGAGATTGAGAAGAAGAATCACTTTGCTGTCTAGCTCTTTCCTTAGATAATGGCGTTGGAAGTCTATTCTTAACTGATTGGACATGAGGGAGAGGATCTGTGTATCTTCCATTATTAGAAATGCCAAAGTGAAGATGGGTACTTTGTCCTGCTGGATATAATTTTGCTATCTGCTGTCCCCCATAAACCTCTTCACCCACTCCAACCATAGGAGAAGTATGATAATACAGTGTTCTTAAACCACCTCCATGATCTATTTCCACAAAACCATTGTACCCATTTGAAACTGCTGCTACAACTTTTCCAGTTTTATATGCAACAACAGCAGCATCTAATGCTCCATGCTGATGAGTCATATCTAATCCTTCGTGGGGTCTTGTGCCACCATCTCTAGGAGCACCAAATGCTTGATCTGGTCCTACATTTCCGAATGATCCAACATCTCCACCAGGGAGGGGGAAGAATGTATCTCCTGATATTGGTCCTGTATATTCTCCTCCAGGAGACACTGGTGTTGGTGATGGCATTGGAGGTTCATCAAATTGTCCCTTTGGAGATATTTTAAAATCTTTTGAAATTTTTTCAAACTTATTAACTACTCTTTCATACCTATCTAAAGTTTTAGAAAAAGTTAACTCACCCTTTGATTCTTTTTTCTTTTCTACTAATTTCTTTTGCTGTTCTGTTTGTTTTTTTAATTTGTCTGGTTGAGTTGCCTTATTTCTTTGAGATTCTTTTTCACTAGCACCACTTAAATCTCTAACTAAATTAACTACATCCAATCCAAATGATGCAATAGACAATAATCCAGCAACTGGAAGACCTATACCAGTTGCTGCTGATGCTGCTGCTAATGCATCTAAAGATGCTGAAGTCCCTGCAATTGAAGCACCAGTAACATCTCCTTCCTGTGCTCTCAATGTTGCATCAATGGCACCAAGTGCTGCACCTGCTACAGGAACTATAGACTTTCCAAATCTACCAAATGCCTTTGCAACTTTTCCAGGTTGTTTTGA